AAAAAGATATTCTTATGGGTAGAGGAGTTATTGAAAAAGCTGATGGTGGCATAGCTGCTTATGCAAACGGTGGTGATGCAGACACAAAACTTTTTGGTAAAGATGGATTATTATTTGATCCCACTAATCCCTTAGATTATATAATGGCAGTGCCTGGTGTTGGATTAGCAGGTGCAGGTATAAAAGCTTTAATGGTTGGTAACAGACTACGTAAAGCTAAAAAAGCTTTAGAGCCAGTAGCAAAACTTAGCAATCCAACTACAAACGTAGCTGGACTAACTGCATTGGGAGTTGACTTAGGAACTGATCCAGAAATACAAGATATGTTTAAGTCACAAAGTTATAGTGAAATGTATGAGCCCGGAGTGGCTTATGAGTATGAAGGTGGTTACTTTGAATACGATCCTAATGATGATGAAATTTATGTATTAGATGACATACCTGAAGGATACAGAATAGAGAAATAATTATGGCAAGAAAACAAGCAGCTAAAGGTATATTAAGTTTTTTAAATAGACTTAGACCAAAACCTAAACCAAAAGTTAGATCAAAGGATATTACAAAACAAAAGCCTAAACAAAGCGTTATACCAGAAGAATTTTCTGTTCCAATTCGTTTTGGTAGAGACATAACAGCAAAAAGTTTAAGAGCTCTTGGTGGTGGTAGTGCTGGAAAAGGAGCAATAAGAACAGGTGTTTATGGCACAGGACTTGGTCTTGGAGCTAAAGCTTTGTTTGGTGGTGATGAAGATTCAGAGCCTAAAAGACGTGTGATTACTCCTGAAGAATCAACAGAAATAGAAACCTCAGATAAACTAGGAGACATACTTAGAGAAAGAACTATGACCATAGCTGCTGAATCAGGCAGAGCAACACCTGTATTCTTTGACTATGTAAAAGCTTTTCCATCTAGTTATATGGAAAAGGTAGACAGAGATCCTGAGTTTGCAAAACAAATGATGGCAGGATTCTTAGCAATGATGAAACCTGTTGCTGGGCCTGTGCCTGTAAATCCATTTGTAGCTTTTGGCGAGGCTGCAATGGCAGAGGGAGTAAGACAGGAAGGCGAGATACCAGATCAACTTAAACTAATAGAAACTATAAGCCAAGACCCAGAACTATTAAAAGCTTACAAAAGATTCCAAAGAGAATCTACACAAACACCACTAACTCAAAAACGAGCTGATGCTGCTGCACTAGAAAACATAGTAAAAGAAGAATTATATGGTAAAAAATATAAAGACAAAGATCAGGTGTTTAATATAGAAACTGGTCTTCCAATGAGCTCGTCTGCTCTATTAGAACTGTATTATGATAGTGGTGAAAACTTAAGCGTATTGTTGGAAAAAGTTGCAGCCTCAGACGATTAATTATGCCAACCATTAAGCTACCAGATGGCACAAACCTTTTTGTTCAAAGTAGCAATCCAGAAGATATAGAGATAGCTAAACAAAGATTTCAAAAAAGAAAAGCATCAGGAGGATCATCTGGTTCTCTTATAGGAGATATAGGTAGAGGCATAGGTGCTGGTGTTGTTTCTATACCACAAGGTATTGCTACCTTACCAACCACAGGTATTGATCTGCTATTTGATACAAATGTTACAGAAGATGTAAACGCATTTTTTGAAGAGTTTAAACCTGAAGTCGATAGCACTGCTGGTAAAACAGCACAACTCATAACACAATTTGGTTTGCCGGGTTTGAGAGCAGCAAGTGCATTATCTAAATTAAGCAAAGGTAAACAGTTAGCTGGAGTTGCCGCAGTAGACGCAGCAGTAGCAACAGATGATGTTGAAACATTTGCAGACATGATTTTTGATGATGAGTCAGATGAAGAAAGGTTGCAAAAGCTTGAGGGTAGAGACGCTGCTACTGAAAGATTAAAAGAAAGACTACAAGTATTTGGAGAAACAGCAGCTTTTGTGTATGCCACTCCTAAAATTGTAGGTGGTGCTGTTAAAACAGCAGGTGCTGGATTAGATTTAGCCGCACCTTATTTAAGTGCTTTAGCAAAAGCCACTATAAAAGATGGCTCTGAAGGTGTTGCTGCGGCAGCTAGAGCAGACAGAAATGTAGGAGATTTTTTAAGAAAAAACTTTACTTACGGTGGTGCTTTTGAACAGACTGCAAAAAACAATAAAGTCATAGCAGACGCTATGCAAGCCAAAATGTTATATGCCTCTACTCTTGAAAGAGAAGTTATTGATAACATGGAAAAGATTAGAAAAACAATGGAAGACGCATCTACAATCGGTGGCAAACTAACAGATAAAGATGCTTTAGAACTTACCAAAGCCATATCAGCGTATCGAACACCTTTGTTAGTCGTAGAAAGACAGTACCCAAATTTAAAAAGCGGTGCAAAGAAAAAAGCAATAATGAAAAGAATTAGAGAAGACGCACTTAAAAAAATAAAAAGCTTTGAAGGGTCAGGAAATAAAATAGATTACGAAAGTTTGGGTGTTAATACTAATAATCATATATCTAAATTATTAGAAGAGAACAATGGTTTATTTAGACAAGAACAACAAATGATATTAGAACTCAGCGACCCTAAAGCAGCTGTAACTTCTTTGTTAATAAAACCACCATTTAGAAAAGCTATAGAGGATAACATTGGATACTACGGAACAACCATATATAGATCAATTCTTGAAAAAGGTTATGAGGTTCCTAAACAATTAAAAGATAAAGCTGTAAAACAAATAAAAGAAGCTTTTAAAACAGATGACAATACTGCAAGAGATATATTTTCAAAATTAATTAAAGGATCTCAAGGTGGACAAAAATATGAAACACCTGAAATGTTTGTAGAAAATATTAAGTTTGGGTTATTACAAGGCAAAGATTTAAAAAACTTACCTGCCGTTAGAGAGGCTATGGGTGAGGTTACACCTTTGAGTTATAAAAATCCTGGTGATTGGAGAAAAGCTTTAAAAGACGAAGCAACTGCAACAGCAGCTACCATGTCCAAACTAGGTTCTCTTGTTGGTAGTTCTAAAACTTTTGCTACTATAAGACAGTTAAACGATGATGCAATTAGACTAGGATCAACTCCATTTTTAAAAACTGCTAATGATTTTGGAGGACAACTTCCAAGAGAAGCAAAAATAATAGACCCTAAAACAGGTAAGCCAGAAACATATAAATCGGGACCTTTAAAAGGTCAAGAAAAACCTGCACCAGTTAAAGAAACTTTTTACCTTGATGATGCTAACGGCAATCCAGTTGAGTATGTAAAGTTTGGCAAACAGTCTGGTGCATTAATGGATACCTATGCACCTAGAGTTTTCTTTGATGCAGTTACAGGAGCACAAAAAGATTTTATATCTGTAATGCCAGTGCCGATTAAAAAACTATATCAAGGATTGTTAGGACTAAAATCTTTTGCACAATACGGTAAAACAATATTAGGGCCAACAGCACAAATAAGAAACAATACCAGTGTACCATTTATGGCACTTATGAATGCCAACCTTGGCCCTTCTGGTAATTTTATGAACAATTTTAAAATGGCTTTTGCTGGTGCTATTGATCCAAGACAAAAAACTAAATTTACAAAAGAAGTTAAAGAAGCATCAGAGTACGGTCTTATGGTGGGCAGAGGTACTCAGTTGCAAGAGATAGCTGATGTTGCTACTTTTGCTACTGATGATAGTTCTTTGTTGTTAAAACTTAAATCAACTGGTGTTGGAGATACAATCAACAGGATAAAAGGTGTACCAGAAAAAATATATACAGGATCAGATAACGCAGCCAGGTTAATAAATTGGAGTGGTGAACAATCTAAACTAACCAAAGTAATAGCTAAATCATCTGATGATTCTATGATGCCTGTAACTTCTGCTAGAAATATGACTGACTCAGACATAGCAAAACTAATTACAGTGGACAAAGACATGGGTGCTGTAGTAAATGTAGGTCAATTAAAAAGAGCAGGTGACAAAGTTTTAGATAAATTTATAAAAGGAGAAGCAGCTGACATAGCTTTAAATGTAACTCCTACTTATTCAAGAGTTCCTAGAGTAATAAAAGAATTAAAATACTTACCAGTAATAGGTAACTTTACAGCTTTCCCTGCTGAAATAATAAGAAACACTGGCAATACTTTATCAAGAGCTATAAAAGAACTAGCTAGTAATAATACTGAACTACAAAAGATAGGAGCTAGAAGAATAGCAGGTGGTTTAACTGCAACTGTTGGTGTTCCCTCTGCACTTACAGCTACAGCGTTAGCATTGACAGGTGCAGAACAAGAACAAGTAGATGCTTACAAAAGATCGTTTGCTGCACCTTGGGAAAAAACTGCAACCATGATACCAACAGGTACAGACTCCAAAGGCAACATAACTGGTTTTTATAATTTTAGTTACACTAATCCTTATGACTTTTTACAAAGACCATTTAAGGCAGTATCCAATGCTGTAGCTAATGGTAATACAAATGAAGCTAGTTTAATGAGCATAGCTGGTAATGCTATGTTTGATTCAGTAGGAGAGTTTGTAGATCCATTTCTATCAGGAAGCATAGGTGCGGCAGCACTTCAAGAAGCTTATCAAGGCAAGACTGCTACAGGAAAAGTTATATGGAACGAATCGGATATGTTAGGAGAAAAATCTTACAAAGGAATGTTACATGCTTTAAATGCAGTGGCACCTACTGCTACTCCATTTAGAATAGAAGTGGATGCAGAGGGAACTCAAATAGTTCCTAAAGATTTTACAACTGCGGCAGCGTCTTTGTTTACAGGAGAAGATGCTACGATCAGCCCTAGGGGTAAAGAGATAGATGTAGCAGAAACTTTAGTATCTGCTTTTTCTGGTATTAAAATAGCAAAACCACAAATACAAAGATCGTTATATTACAAAGCAGCAGAATCTAAACGAGCTATTAGGGAAACAACCAATGAATTTAATAGATTGCTTAGATCAAACAACAGAAGAGACGCAGAAGATTTTGTTAAAGGATATATTAATACTAATGAGAGTAGATATAACTCATTAAGAACTCTTTACACAGCCATAGAAGATGCAAGAACTCTAGGCTTGGCTGACTACGAAATAGATGAACAATTAAAAATTGCAAAAGTTGCAAACAGAGATTTGGTTATGTTAGGTATATTTAAACCTAGCGAGATCAATCCAGATGTGCTTCAGTTTGCTATACAAGGCACAAAAACTAAATCACCACAACCTGTTCCTGTTGGTGAATTAGCCGTAACTGGTGCAGATCTAACCGGGCAATCTTTAAGAGGTCAATTTATACCACCACAAACTAGAGCATCTAGTGTGTTAAGACAAGAAGAAATAGATAAGTTATTTGGTGGCACCTAAAAAGGCACACCTGTTTCAACCCAAGGCCTTATACTAGATATTGTTCCGTTCAAAAGCTTTCTAACATTCTCACACTGAACGATCAGTTCTTTTGGAAAGTTGCTATTGACTATCTCTATCAGCTCCTCACTAGAATAAAAGTTATCTCCTGTAGATTGTTTGTTCTTGGCTACATTAACAAACCTAAAGTCATCTTTCTCATAGACTACAAAGGTATCATCAACTTGTAATACTTTAGCTGGTATTAGTTCAGGTATGTAGTTATGATCTGCACAGCCTGTGATCTGTTTTTCTTTACTTATCACTTTGTTCCGCGTGGAACAAATCCATTCGCCTGTTTCAATATCTGGATTAGAAAAACGACAAGACCTACAGTGTAGTTTTTCAGGTAAAGACCTACCAAGATATGCGGCCTGTTGTTTCTTTGACATGTAACTGCGTATTCTGTAGTCAGTCAATGGTATGTTATTCTCTGGCGGTGTCTTGGTCTTCAATATGTTTTCAGCTTTGTCCATAAACATTTCAAACTTTAAGTAATCAAAGTCTATGATCTCTGTGTA